TATTTACTCGTGGTAATACATTTGATCCTGTTCTTACAACATCGATATGTAAAACACTAGGTGTAACTACACCGTATAAATGGTGGTTAGATCGTGATACTCGTTCTTTCATTGAAGGTATTGCTTTGGGTCATGGTATTGATATATCAAACGCATTCACTCCACCTAATATGAATGAAAAAGAATTTATTCATCATAATCCAGCTCACGATGTTGCTATGGATATACTTAGAATTCAATGGATACTAAGATCTGTATTTGGTAAGGATTAATATGAATCCATTTGATTACTTAAACGCGATTAATTCAACTAAAAAGAATATAATGGTTGATGAAGTAACCGAAAAGGCTTATAGTCCTTTTTTAATAAACCGTGGATTGTCGTATTTCTCTGATACGATCCTCTTCGCAAACGAGATGAACTTGAATCATCACATCGATAGTAGACTTCAATTCGATTTCTTTATAAATATAATTAAGAAAAAGAAAAGGTTTTCAAAATGGGCTAAACCTATTAACATTGAAAACTTGGAGTTGATAAAAGAATATTATGGATATAGCAATGAAAAAGCTAAGTCTGTTTTACCATTACTAAACGATGATCAAATAATCGAATTGAAGACGAGGATATATAAAGGTGGAAAACGAAAATAACGAAGAAGTCCAATGGACTCCAGTATCAATGCTGGAAATTACTCTTAATGAACCTGATGATTTTTTAAAGATTAGAGAAACATTAACTCGTATCGGAGTAGCTTCTAGGAAAGATCAAAAGCTATATCAATCATGTCATATTTTACATAAGCAAGGTAGATACTTTATAGTACATTTTAAAGAACTATTTTTATTAGATGGGAAACCTTCTAACTTATTATTAAATGACATTCAGCGTAGAAACACAATCGCGACGTTATTATCAGATTGGGGATTGGTTACATTTGTTGCGCCAGAACAAGCAAAAGATATTGCTCCGTTACGGCAAATTAAAGTTATTCCATTTAAAGAAAAGAGTCAGTGGCAGTTATGTCCTAAGTACAATATAGGAAATAATAACTCCAAAGACTCAAAATAATTTATAAGCGTCAATCAACGCTTTATAAATAATAGTGGATGCCGAATAATCGGGTCCACTTTTTTAACCTTGCTACATGTAGGAGGAAACACACATGGTAAGAAATACTATGAACGTACCGCGTTCTCTATTTATCGGGTTTGAACCCATATTAAATGAACTTGAGAGAATCCACTCTGCTGGAAGATCACAAGACAATTATCCACCCCACAATGTTGTTAAAATCGATAGTGAACATTTCATTATTGAGTTAGCTGTTGCGGGATTTACGACTGAAGATATCAGTATTGAAGTAAAGGATAGCATTCTTTTGGTTAAAGGTAACAACTCAGTTCAAGATGATCGTGAATATGCGCACAAAGGTATATCATCCCGCAAATTCGAGAAGTCCTTCCGGCTCTCTGAATTTGTCGTAATTGACGGGGCTGATCTTGTGAATGGGATACTTGTGGTTAACGCCAGAGTTGAAGTTCCAGAAGAAAGGCGTCCTCGGAAGATCGAAATCGGATCGGCTGGGACATCAACGAAGAAGGAATTACTTACAGAGTAATTCCGGCGAGCAGCGAAAACTCAGTGGGTTGTAATTAACTATCTACTGGAGAAATATTATGGGTTACTTAAATAAACACATAAATGACATTAGATCTGGATTCGGCGCAACAATACTAATAAGTGGTATATTCCTTATATGCCCATTAGTAATAGCTTCTGTCGGATACAGTTTCTAAATTTTTACTGAGGAGGGAGGGTATTGTGCCCTCCTAACTTTTTTAAAATAAACCTTTACATTATGTCTAAATTATGATATAATATACTTATATTATTCGAAATGGTTACACTATGAAATTCTATACAAATATATCTCGTTATGGCAATAATCTACTTTATCGTGGTTATGACGCTGGCAAAAAAATACAAACAAAAATCAAATACAAACCGACATTCTATGTCAATACTCCTAAGCCTACTAAATTTAAAGCTTTAGATGGTACTCCAGTATCACCTATACAATTTGAAGATATGCGCGAAGCTAAAGATTGGCTTGCTTCAAATCAAGATACAGCTGGTCGACATATCTATGGTAATAACAAACATATTCCATCGTACATAAACACTGCGTTTCCTGGTAAAATTAAATTTGATCGTAACGTTATCAATGTAACATCAATCGATATCGAAGTACAATCAGATCAAGGATTCCCTGAACCAGAAGCTGCTAATCATGAAGTTACAGCGATCTGTATGAAGAACAATATTGATAACACTTACTATGTTTGGGGTCTTAAAGACTATGACGTAGAAAAGACTTATATGAAAACAAATCGTGTAATCTATAAGAAATGTGCTAGTGAAGCTGAACTTCTATTACACTTCATTGCTCATTGGTCTTTACCTTCTCAGTGTCCTGACGTTGTTACTGGTTGGAATTCACGATTCTTTGATATACCATACCTTGTTAATCGTATCATTAAAATTCATGGCGAAGAGTTTGTTCGTAGACTATCACCATGGGGTCTAATCGATAGACGTGATGTTACCACTATGCAACGTAAACAATGTGCATATGAAATACAAGGTATCGCTCAAATGGATTACCTTGACTTGTTTAAAAAATTCGGACACTCTTATGGTCCACAGGAATCTTATAAACTTGATAATATTGCTCACGTAGTTCTTGGAGAACGTAAACTTTCTTACGAAGAACATGGTAACCTTCACACTCTTTATAAAATGGATCATCAGTTGTTTATTGATTACAACATTAAAGACGTTGAAATCGTAGATCGATTCGAAGACAAGATGGGACTTATCACATTAGCTCTTACTATGGCATATCGTGGTGGTGTTAACTATGGCGATGTTATGGGTACAACTGCTATATGGGATTCTATTATCTTTCGCAATTTACACGCTGATAATGTTATAGTACCATTTGCTGAAGAAAAGTTTAAATCGCCATACCCTGGTGGTTTCGTAAAAGATCCACAAGTTGGTATGCATGAATGGGTAGTTTCATTCGATTTGAACTCACTGTATCCATCAATCATTGTTCAAAATAACATGTCTCCTGAAACTATTATTGCTGGTAAAGTTGCTAATGTTACAGTTGATACTCTTCTAAGCGAATCAGTTAGACCTAGACTTGAAGTTTCTGAATGTGCTTCAGCATCTGGCCAGTATTTTAAAACTGATAAGCAAGGTATCTTACCAAAAATCATCAGTGAAATGTATGCAGAACGTGTTATTGTTAAGCGTGCAATGATCAATGGTCAGAAACAGCTTGAAAAAGTAGACAAAACTAATAAGCAAGAACTGTACAGAATTCAACGTGATATTAGTATTGCTGAAAACCAACAGATGTCTATTAAACTTCTACTTAACAGTTTATATGGCGCATTAGGTAATAAGTACTTTAGATTCTTTGACCAACGTATAGCTGAAGCTATTACACTACAAGGTCAGCTTACTATTCGTTGGGCTGAAAAAGCTATCAATGAGGAACTACAAAAGGTTCTTAAAAATAAAAAAGACTATGTAGTGGCTATCGATACAGATTCTGTTTACGTAGTACTTGATGATCTTGTTAAAGCTGTAACTCCTAAGAATCCATTAGAGTTTGTTGATACTGTTTGTAAAGAAAGACTTGAAAAGGTTCTTGAAGACAGTTATGCTAGACTATTTGATGTCATGGGTGGCATGGAAAACCGAATGGTTATGAAACGTGAAGCTATTGCTGATCGTGGTATATGGACTGCTAAGAAACGTTATATTCTAAATGTTCTTGATAACGAAGGCGTTCGATACGCTGAACCGAAGCTCAAGATTATGGGTATCGAAGCTATTAAGTCTTCTACACCAGCTCCATGTCGTACAGCTCTTAAGCAAATGTTTAAAACAATCATTGGTGGTTCTGAAGCTATCGTTCAAAAAGATATTGCTGAGTTTAGATCGTACTTTAGGACATTACCACCAAATGAAATTGCGTTTCCACGTGGCATATCTAATATAACAAAGTATGTCGATAGTCAAACTATATACAAAAAGGGTACGCCAATCCATGCTCGTGGTGGTATCATGTATAATAAGTTACTTATTGATAAGTCACTCACCATAAAATATGGTAAGATTCAAAATGGCGAAAAGATCAAGTTTATCTATCTTAAAATTCCAAATCATACAAAGGAAAACGTAATATCCTTTCATGATTATTTACCCGAAGAAATGGGTCTACATCGTTACATTGATTATGACACTCAGTTTGAAAAAACATTCTTAGGTGTTATTGATCCAATACTTCAAGCTGTTGGTTGGAACTCAAAAGACGTTGGAACGCTTGATGCATTCTTTTAAAATAAACCTTTACATTCAACAAAAAGTATGATATAATATATCTATCATTACAGGAGATACAAATGACAATTAAATTAATACGATTAACTTCAGGTGAAGAAATCATAGCAACAATCACGGGTTCAACTTCGAGCTTTGTTACATTCGAAAAGCCAGTAGCTCTATACGCGGCTGAAGAAGGCAAACTAGGCTTTATGCCTTATATACCATACACAAAAGCTGAAGAAGGAATGTCTATTGCTTATTCTCATATCCTATTTGAAGTTGATCCAATTGACGAAGTACTAGAGCAATACAAATCTGCTACTAGCGTCATCCAACTTACACAACCATCAGGTATTATTCTATGAGTATGAATTGGATAAAAGATATTGAAGAAATGCACGAAAAGTATCAAGTTCATGACTGGGTTAAAAACAATCCTGAAAAACTAGAACAACTACTTCATTTTCGTGTAGCCTTTCTTAAAGAAGAGTTTGATGAAACGTTTAAAGCTACTGGCGAAAAAGACGCTGAAGAAATCGTTGATGGTCTTATTGATCTATGCGTAGTAGCGATTGGTACATTAGATCTAATGGGTGTTGACGCTGAAAAGGCTTGGAATATGGTCTTTAACGCTAATATGGCAAAAGAAGTTGGCGTTAAAGAAAGCAGACCTAATCCATTAGGACTTCCAGATTTAATTAAACCTGAAGGCTGGACAGCCCCTGACCATACTGGTAACCATGGTCTTTTAGTAAATTTATAATATGAGTAACACATGATATCTTTAACAATCTTTGATAATATATATGACAACAAAACGTCTAAAAGAGTTGATTATGATTCCTTTGACGATTTTGAAAAGGTTTTGTACAAATTAGCAAATGGTGGTAAGTATCAAAAGAAAACTGATGCACCTTTAATATCGCCTGCTACATATAAGACCGACACCACTCGAGCTAACGCCAATGTTGTTAGCTGGGGTGGGTTCGGCATTGTGGATGTTGATGACTATGAAGGATCTATTGATGATATTCATGAAAAATACTCAAAATATAAATACGTTTGCTATTCAACAGCAAGTTCAACAAAGGCACATCCGAAATTTAGATTAGTATTTCCATTGACTGAGTCAGTAGTTGCTGATAAGATTAAACATTTTTGGTTTGCTTTAAACAAAGAAATAGGAGATATTGCAGATGCACAAACAAAAGATCTTAGTAGAATGTACTATGTGCCTTCACGGTATAAAGATGCCTACAACTTCATATTCACTCATGACGGATTTATCATGGACCCAAAAAAGCTCATGGAAGAACACAGATACGTCGTATCAAATGATTCGTTCTTCGATAAGCTACCAGAATCTATTAGGAATGGACTTGTTGAACACAGAAAAAGTCAACTTAAAAACACTAACTTTTCTTGGACCGGATATTCAGACTGTCCTTTTGTAAATAAAAAGCAGGTAGAAGACTACAAACGTATTACTAACGCAGGTTGGTATTTACAAATGTATAAAATTATGGTATCAACTGCTGGTAGTGCGATGCAACGAGGTTATCCAATCTCAGCTAAAGAAGTCGCTTGGATTTGTTCAGACTTGGACAATGAAACCGGTGGTTGGTATGGTAAACGTGATATGATTAAAGAAGCTGAACGGGCAATTGATTTTGTCTTTCGTAACAACATGTAAGGAGAAAAAAAGATGGGTATTAAAATGTTATCCAGCCAAGTTCTAGTAACGGCTGTAGAAAAAGAAGAAAAGACAGTAGGTGGTATTATCCTTACTTCAGATACAAGTAAAGGATCTAAGCCAGGTTTAGTTTTGGCTGTTGGACCATTAGCAGCTGACTTTTTAAAACCAGGTGAAAGAGTATTTCTTGATTGGAATAAAGGTATGCCAGTAGATTATGAAGGCGAAGCTGCTGCGATTATTAATGTTGAATGGATCAAAGCTGTTATTTCTTCTTAAAGTTAGGATACTATACTATGCAATTATTGAAAGAACTATTAGAACATAATATTATTATTGATAAAGGCGTCGTAAGACGCCGTACTAAATGGATGGCTGATGGTATATTAGAACATGATACTTCAGGTAGATCATATGATCAAATCTATGCTAATACTTTAAGCGGCGTTATTTGTGAAGTTGGAGTTGCTATGTTATGTGGCAGCTTGAACGAACAAGACTTTGATGTCAAAGAACGAGATACCTATGCTTGGGATGTTCTAAGTAGATTAAAAAGTAAAAGAAGAATAGAAATTAAACTACATAAAGATAAGTGGTATACTTACTATCCTGATTCTATTAATACTATGATGAACAATATTAAACACGAAGCGTTTGATTACTTAGTTACTGCTAATTATGTTGAACAACGTGATTACTATGTAGTAACACCTAGGCTTATTATAGAACCATCTACGTTTAGAAAGTATTGTAAAAGATCTCAATTCGCTAATTCTGGTACTTCATATTATGATCATAACACAGCTAGCTATGATAATCAATGTATTAAATTATTTTAAAATAAAGTGAAATAAACGTTTACAAAGCATTAAAAGTATGATATAATATACTCATATTAAAAAATAAAGATACAAGGTAATTACAAATGGCTAAATTCGATGAAAACAAAGCTCCACTCGGCTTAATACCTCCTGAAGCATTAGTACAACTCGCTGATGTCTTTGGCTTTGGCGCTGAAAAGTATGGCATTAATAACTGGCGAATCGATGGTGATTCAACAAGCTGGGTAAGAACATACTCTTCAGTACAACGTCATTTAAACGCTTGGCACGCCGGCGAAAATGATGATCCAGAATCAGGTATGACGCATCTTGCTCATGCTGCAACTCAGCTCTTAATTCTTATGACTCATGCTGTTGAACATCCTCATGTTGATGATCGTTACAATGGAGATAACCGATGAACATAGCTGATATTAGAAGTCATTTTTGTTCAGAACTATTCAATGAAAACTTTACAACTGATCGTAGTGGTATGCAAACTATTGAGTTACTAGGTGCTTCATTTATTGCTAATGAAGAATCTATATTTGGTAAACCTAATCAAGACTATATTGAAACCGAACTTGAATGGTATGAATCAGAATCTACAAACATAAATGATATCTATCCAGATCGTGATGCGCCAGAAGCTTGGCAAATGACTGCAAATGAACATGGTGAAATTAATTCTAACTATGGTCATCTAATTTATGGCGAAAAGTATCATAACCAATATGACCAAGTTGTTGAAGAATTAACTCAGAATCCTGATTCTCGTAGAGCTTCAATGATTTATACTCGTCCATCTATTTGGATTGAGTATAACGAAAATGGTAAGAATGATTTCATATGTACTAATTCAGTTTCATATTACATTCGCGATAACGCTTTACATTGTGTTGTTCAAATGCGTTCAAACGATGTTATGTTTGGATACAGAAACGATTGGGCTTGGCAAGACTACGTTCTTCGCCACTTAGCAAATGATCTTGAAACCGAAGTTGGTGATATACATTGGCAAGTACAGAATCTTCATGTTTACGCTCGCCACTTCCACATGGTGAAATAGCATGACTGATTGGGGTAAGACATATAAGTGGGATAAACGTTATATTGAGTTAGCAGCTCATATCGCCGAATGGTCAAAAGATCCATCACGTAAAATCGGATCAGTTGCTGTAGGAGCTAAAGGTCAAGTATTAGCTCAAGGTTATAACGGCTTTCCACGTGGTATTGCTGATGATGAATCTACATATGTAAACCGAGTAACTAAGTATGAACGTGTAGTACATGCTGAAATGAACTGTATATATAATGCAACGTATAATGGAACTTCGCTTGATGGAGCTACTCTATACATACATGGATTACCGGTTTGTTCAGAATGTGCTAAGGGTATTATACAAGTTGGTATTAAACGTGTTGTAACTAAAGAGATTGATGATTCTATGCCAGAACGATGGGTACAGTCTAATAAATTAACTAAGATGCTGTTTGACGAAGCAGGAGTACAATATGACTTCATCTAATGATCGATTTGATTTAGAACAAGCTATTATGAATGCTTGGAGTACATGTGATGATATCGATTTAATTTATCATAACACAGATAAATTAGATTTAAACGCTAAAGATTGTGACGATCTACAAAATCAACTGTTAGGTTTAAGATCTATTGCTGAACTAAGATTTGAAAAAGTATGGGATATATTTGAATCACTTGTATCAACAAGAAAACTTGATACTGAGAACTCAATGTTGAGTGATACATATAACACAAGCGAAGAAGACGTTGATATTGAAGAATATTTGACAATGTTACAAGGTTTAAAGCAAAAACCTATTGATTTTGCTGATGAATAAATACATACACTCTTAGCTCAGATGGATAGAGCAACGGCTTTCTAAGCCGTGGGTCATAGGTTCGAATCCTATAGGGTGTGCCACTTAATGCGGGTTTAGTATAATGGTTAATATAAGAGGTTTCCAACCTTTTGATGAGAGTTCGATCCTCTCAACCCGCTCCACTTTTATTTTATAAGAAAAGGTAATTATGATGATTTTAAAAACAGATGAAAACAATAACAACTACGTACATATGGATATTCATACAGATTTCGTTGATGAATTGTTCTTAGCAAAACTATATTCAGCCATTGAAGATTTAGAAGGATATATTAATGTATGCCCAGAGTATGCTCATCCAGATGATCTTGTAGTTTACATAGAACAACTCGCAGCACATAAAAAATTACTTGAATATTATACGGTTCCGTTATGAAATACATAGGCTATCAATTCGAAATGGATGATGACGGAGTACTTATGTCGAACGGCGATGGAAGATCTCAAATCGTCATAGAACAAACTCCGTATAATATCGGTGATCAGTTCGTATTAACTCTAACTGAAAATGGCAGTATGCTATTTAAAAAATATTATGACCACAAAGAGTAAAAAGCCATTAGATTGGTATGTTAAGTGGGTAGCTTCAATCTTCGTTCTATCCGCTATGTCCGTTAGAGGCGTTGATGGTCTACAATTAATAGATCTATCATTGTCTGCTATTGGAATTATGTTATGGTTATGGGTGTCTATTCTCTGGAAGGATAGAGCTCTTATATTACTTAATGGTATTGGATTGATATTTTTATTAAATAATATTATAAAATCCCTTTACATTTGATCAAAAGTATGATATAATATACCTTATAACTACTTCTAATAACAAAACAAGTTATTACTACGAGTGAGCTACTCTGATTAATCCCAGTCAACCTCACATTAAAAAACTGAAATAAAGGTACACAAAATGTCTAAAATTAATATCGCAATCGCCGGTGTCGGTAACTGTTCTTCAGCACTTGTTCAAGGTGTTCAATACTACAACGAAAATCCTCATGATACAATTGGCCTAATGTTTGAAGACATTGGTGGTTATTCAGCTCCAGACTTTAACTTCGTAGTTGGATTCGACGTAGATTCACGTAAAGTTGGTCAACGATTAAATACTGCGATCTACGCAAAACCAAATTGTAACATGGAAGTATTTCCTCCAGGTCACGATATGAGCTGTATATCTGGCAACTCTTATGTTTATCGTTCACCAACACTTGATGGGATTGCGCCTCATATGCATGATCTAAATGAAAACATCTCGTTCGTAGAAGATAAAACAACAACTGCAATTACAGCTTCGGCTTATCGTAATATTCTTAAATCTAATAAAGTTGATGTATTACTAAACTATATGCCAGTAGGTTCAGAAGAAGCAGCTAGATGGCACATTGAAAATGCTATTAAAGCTGGTGTTCATGTTGTTAACTGTATGCCAACTTATATTTCTACTAAAGACGCTATGGAATTAGAAGAACTTGCTATCGAAAACAATGTGACAATTGTCGGTTCTGATATGCGTTCTGATTATGGTGCGTCTCGTTTATCTGAAGTTCTTCAAGGATCTATTATGGATTCTGGTTTATTAGTAACTCAACATATTCAAGAAAACAAAGCTTGTGGTACAACTCAAGGCGATATGCGTCGTACAGGTCGTACTGCTAATACAGACTTCTTAAACATGGCAACTAAAGATCGTTTGAAAAACAAGCATATCTCTAAAGAAAATGTATTAAATGGTCAAGCTGCAGTACGTGGTAAAGACATTGCTGGTCTTACAATGTATGCTGGACCATCACTTACAGTTTTCCAAAAGCCGGGTGATGAGTACATCGGATCAGATAACAAGATCGCTAATATCGATATGGTATTCTGGGGATGGGCCGGAGCTCGCTATGAATTAACTGCTAGATTATCTGTTCAAGATTCTCCAAACAGTGCTGGTATTGTTTATGATGCTATTCGATTCGTTAAGGTTGCTTCTGAAATGGGTATTGTTGGTTACTTACGTGGTCCATCAGCTTGGTCGCAAAAGACTCCACCACAGCAACTTAAAACTGCTGATTCTAAGTTTGAATGTGATGCGTTAGCTCGTAGAATTTTAACTGATATTACTCGTCCACAACTTAAAACTAATAATCCTAAAGTTGAGAACTTAACTTATACTTTCCAATCAGGTGAAAACGATTATGCGTAAGCAATTAATTAATACATTTGATATCGATGGCGTAATCTATTTTGGTGATGATGTTACTGGTGTTCGCCCTGGTCGAGACGATATCATTATCACTGGTCGTTCTTATGAGCAAGAATTAGAAACGATTGAGATGTTAAAATCTAGAGACATAAACAATCATGTTATGTTTAATCCATTAAAGCGTACTGATTCTGAGTATTCCAGAACAGCTTCTGGTATTCATAAAGCGTATTGTATAGCAAAGTTAATGGAATCTTATAGAATAGGATTACATTTTGAGGATGATCCTATTCAAATCGAAGAGATTAAAAAGGTTCATCCTAAGTTAAATGTGATCCACTTGGTAAGAGAGGGTCTCATTGGCTACTAGAAGCTATAATTATGATTGGTGGTCATTCAATAAAGACCTTATGCTTGACTTCAATCATTTTTTAAAAAAGATCAATGATCGTGCTGCTATTAATCAAGGTTATAGTGATGATCTATATGAGAATCTAAACAGACATGGCGTTATAGATCATGGTTTAGGCGAGAACGTTGAGTACTTTCATCCAACTATTACGTTAGATGATCGTATGAGATTTATTGGTACTGAAATAGCTCAATCAGGAATGAGCGATACTAACATTGTTGGTAACACTATCATATCTCACTTTTATGGAGCACGTGGTGTTCACTGGGTAGTATCAGGAAAGGAAGGAACCTTTGTTGATTTTGATCGTATTGCTGATAACGATGTTGATTACATTAAGTCTTTACGTGATAATATAGATAAGGGTAGAATCAATAAGCTGCCAATCTGGGGTACTACTGAGTTACATACATCGATTCAAGCGTCAGGTAGAAACTATTGTCGTAAAAAGTATAATGAACCTGATCGTAAGTTTCATCCAATTGACGTAAGTGAATGGGTTGCTTCTTTCAGAGATACTAAAATAATTGAGGGTATGTTAGCTGCTAAAGATCTTTTTGAAGTATTTACTTTATTAAGAACTTTACCAGGAGTTGGCGAATACTATGGTTTCCATTGTGCTACTTCAACATCAGTTTTACCTCAAATGAAGTATCATCATGATCAAAGATTTGTAGCGCCAGGACCAGGTGCTGTTTATACTATCAAGCTTTTATGGCCAGATGTTCCAAACAAGTATCTAGCTGAAGCTGTTTATTTTATGCGTGAAAATGCTGATGCTATTGGTTTAACTAAAGGTGTTGATTTCCACAACAAAGCTCATAATATTAAACTATCTAATGGATCAACACTCTTTGGTGAAAGTCAAGATAGTCTAAAGTATTATGGTACTGAAGTATTATGTTGTCAATATGGTGTATATCTACAAATACGAAATGATGAAAAAGCTTGTAGAAGACGTCAAGTTGCAAGAGCAAAGACACCACAAAACAATTTAAGTGAGTTCTTTTAATATGAAAAATATAATTAACTGTCCATTTATACCTATCGCTAAACGAGCGGCTTCTCATAGAGGAGCACAAGGTGTTATATATGGCGATATGATTAAGGAAAAATATGGAAACTGTGACGTTAACTATGGCGGAGAAATTACTGATCACAATGCTTATGATAATATGTGGGTTTACCATGGCAGCGATTATAGTGGTGGGCTCAATATGTTCGGTGGTGTTTATGGTTTTCCATATGTTGGCAATACTGTCAATTTCTCTAAATTCAAAGGTCAGGTCTATTCTATAGGTATGGACTTCCCACCATATCATACAATGATTAGAGATAAATTAGCTTCTGCAAAACGTGAAGTACAACCACAATGGGCTGAAGTTGATCTTGTAAATCTTGAAAGAATGTATGATACTGCTATTCGAGTTGATGTTCCTAATCAAACTCGTAAAGTTATTATTGGTGATAGTCATTCAATATGTATGTATAGACCAGGCTGGACAGTTAATAGCGTTCCATTTAAGACTCTAAACGGAGCTTTAAATGATGGATTCAAATCATATATTCCTGATGAGTATGATGAACTACATTGTTATTTTGGTAATATCGATGTTCGTCATCATATAGTTAGATTAGAAGCGAGTGTACGAGAATTAGCTGATAGATATATAACAGAAGCTGATAAATTCAATGCTAAGATATACGAATTATTACCCATTGAACATGAATCACGAAAGCTTCCACAGTCAGGTTACCATAAAGGTCAGCCTTTCTGGGGTTCTTGGCAACAACGTACTGATATCCGCAATGAGTTTAATGACTACATTGAAAAACAGTATGGAATTATACGTTGGACTAAGAAACTGTTAAATAAATCTGGTGAACTTGATTTCCAATATATGGAAAAACCGAAGTCAATACATCTATCACGCGAATTCTATCCATATTGGAATGGCATCGCACCCATAAATAATAACACACTTGAAGGATTTTTCTAAATGGCTACATGGGCAAGCATAGTTCCATTGATTGGTGGCGAAACCATCGCAATGCAGAACATATTTAAAACGAGACCAGAATACTTTCTTACTTTTGATGGCTTCCAAGCTAACGAAGAACATTTAAGAAACTACTATAATAATGAGATACCTTACTTGAACCTCTCAGAGGGAGTCAAACACCCGTCTAATGTAGATGTAGTTAATACTATATGTCCATGCGCTGGTCTAAGTTCACTCAGCCCATCTTCGTCAAGCGACAATCCTGCAAATGATTGGATGGTAAAATCAGCTGAATACGTTCTTAGTGAAATGGGTCCAAGAGTATTCTGGGGAGAAAATGCACCAAGACTTGCTTCTAAGATGGGTGAACCTGTAGTAAAAAGATTACGTAAGATCGCTGAAGCTAATGGATATACCTTTAGTATCTTTAAGACTAAATCAATATTGCATGGTCTAAGCCAAGTGAGAGATCGTACGTTCTATTTCTTCTGGAAAGGAGATACTGTACCATTGTTTGAATACATTAATATTCCACCAACAATGATT